CTTAAAACATGGTTGAATTATTTTGGTAAAAATAAAACGGCTAATTATTTTTTAGGTGGAGCAGATGAAGCAACCATTAAAAAGGCTAAAAGGATCTTAAAAGAAAAATTAAAGAAAAAATGCAAAAATTAATAAAACTAAAAAAAAACAAGGCATTTTTAGCCCGTTTAAGCAATTTTAAAAAGATCGCAAAGGGTAAAGTATGTCTTTTTATAGGAGGTTAGACAATGAAAATATCAAAGGGTGAGTATGTAATTTCACGTGTTGCTGCTGACACTTTAATTGATGAATCAACATTAATGGAAGATCCGTATTTCATAGAAGCAGCAAAAGAAATTATAAAACATTATCCCGACGTTGAAGATGTAATAATACATTTAAACGATTGGGTTAATGAAAATTATTAAAAAGGAGGTGTAATATGTCGGAGAATGTAAAAGAGATAGTAAAGAAGATTACAGACGAAGTAGAAGATGATCAGTTAGGTTTTACCAAGTCAAGCAATCCAACTGTTTACCTTGACAAGTTGTCAACTAAAGAGCTAAAAGAACTAGAAGAAAAACTAGAAGAAATTTTAAAGGAGGATAAATAATGTTTTATACAAAAAATAAAATTGATCAGTTAGTCAAAGATACTTTAAAAAACCAAGAGGAGATCATGAACTTTATCTCAAAAATTCATGAATGTTTAGATATGCAACTGCAGATGAACAAAACCTTAAGGCTAAGGATAGAAAAATTAGAGGAGGAAAAAAATGAGCAACACATACAATGACCAATTTTTAGAAAATAGATATGAGTTATATATTGAACTTGGCCATGATCCAAAGGACGCAGAAATTATGGCCCGTGAGGATCTTGAGCATGAGCAATATGATCATGTTCCAGAGGAGGAAGATGATGAGTGAATTTGATGAAAGAGATTTAAAACAAGTAAAAGAATGTCTTGAAGATTATGCTCTTGAGTACATGGGTAAACAAGGTTTACTTGATTATTTTGTAAACAATGAAATAACTAACAATCTTGAATCAAGAGAAGAGTATATACAAAGAGGTTGGATATTGGAAGAAGATTATGAATATGAACAAATGGAGGAAAGATGATGGGTAAATCAGTTTTATTCGAAAAAGCATACGAAGGCGACATTGAAGGTACAACTACTATGTTGTCTAATGATCCAGATTTTTTTGGAGTTGTAGGCATTAGGCCTAGATTTATAGAGTATTTATATACTGAAAAAGATCTAAATAAAATTAATCAAGGGATCGAAGATTTGGAATTACGATTAGCACAATTTAAAAAATTAATTGTTAAATATATCAAGGCAAAACCAGAATTTACTAAGAGAGAATTATCTAAATTCTTAGGAGTTGAGGAGTGGCAAGGAGATAAGTTAATAGAAGATTTTAAAAAACTTACACTTGGTTATAAGATTAGATCTTCTGTTGAGAATACTGGTAGATGTTATTTTACTGTGGAGCTATGACATGAGATACATTAGAAAATTTATTAGAACTTTTAAATGGTTAAATATATTTTTAGCTTTGCTAGTTTTTATAGCCATTACACTATTAACTTTAACAATAGGAGGATATTTTAAGTGAGTGATTCAAAACATTTACAAGATTTAATAAAACCAAAAGATACATTATTTTACATTATTAAAAGTGTATCTAATTCAGGTCAATATAAACATATTGCATTTTACTACATGGATATTAATGATGACAATTTTAAAGAGGGGGATAACAGGATCAAACCTGTAAATATTTCAGATCAAGTAGCATTAGCTACGGGGTATAAATATGAGGCAAAGAGTAAGTGTGTAGGAATAACTCTTAATCAGGATAATCCTGCTCCCCTCGTTGTTACTCAGTTATCACAAATTTTATTTGATGATTATCATGCCATTAATCATTGTCAGTTGTAATGCCAAAGTTAAGGGAATATCAAACAACAGCTATTGATAACATAAGGAACGAATTTGCAAAGGGCAAAAAGAAAGTGCTTTTAGTTGCTCCAACTGGATCAGGCAAGACTGTTATAGCCTCAAGCATCATTGATCAAGCCGTAAACAAGGGCAAATCGTGCATGTTCGTGGCTCATAGAAGAGAACTTGTTATGCAATGTAGCCGTAAATTATCTGATTTTGATATTTTTCATGGCGTTTTGATGGCAAATAAGAGCGAAACGGAAGAGGCACAGGTACAAGTAGCCTCTGTTCAGACCTTTACTGCACGAAAAGACAAAACATTTTTTAACAAACCAAAGGCAGACCTTATCATTTTAGATGAGGCTCATAGATCCGTATCTAATTCTTTTCAAGAACTAATCAAAGAATACCCTGAGTCTTATATCATAGGACTTACAGCAACTCCGTGCAGATCAGATGGTCGTGGACTTGGCAACATCTATGATGAATTAGTTGAGGCTGCTTCTATACAAAAATTAATTGATCAAGGTTATCTTGTACCAAATAGAATACTAGCACCAACTATGCCAGATCTTAAGGGCATAAAAATAGTTGCTGGTGATTACGAGAAAAGATCCTTAGATAAGAAAATGAATATACCAAAATTAATTGGTGATATTGTAACTCATTGGCAACTTTTTGGGGAAAATAGACCTACTGTTGTCTTTGCCTCATCAATAAATCACAGCCGACAGATAGCTAAAATGTTTAACAACTTCAACATACCTGCTGGACACATAGACGGAGTAATGCCTGAACTTGAAAGAGAGCAACAACTAAACGATCTTGATACAGGCAAAATAAAAGTCTTATGCAATTGTCAAGTATTGACAGAAGGGTGGGATCAACCAAAGGTATCGTGTGTTATTATAGCAAGACCAACAAGATCTTATGTTATGTATCTACAAATGGTGGGTAGATCGTTGCGACCTGCTCCAAACAAAAAAGACACGTTGATAATAGATCATTCTGGTTGTGTGTATCAACACGGGTTTCCAGAAGATACACCTTTATGGATACTTACAGAAGATAAGATTGATCTTGTACCAAAAGAACAGCAACCAATAGAGAAACAACCTTTTACTTGTATCAAATGTGATACAGTTTACAAACCAACAAGGAATAACCCTGAGTGTCCTAACTGTGCATTCATACCAACAAAAAAAGATACAGAACTTTTAATTAAACAAGGCCGACTTGTTGAACTTAAGAAAGAAGAGCCTAAGTATACTACCTTAGACAAACAGATTTTTTATGCACAACTAAAATATTATGGCAAAGCAAAGGGTTATAAAACTGGGTGGGCTGATTGGACTTTTAAAGAAAAGTTTGGTCATTTTCCACATAGCAAACAGGTAGGAATCAAACAACCAACACAAGAGGTTAGAGATTACATAAAACATTTATTGATAAAAAAAGCGAAAAAAAGAGAAAAATACGAAAAAATGACGCATTTAAAAGGCCATATGGCAAATCAAAAAGAGCCATGAATGGTATAGGTCATGTTTTTTAAGGAGATTTTATGAGTGAACAATTACAAGAATTTAAAATACAAAAGATGCGTGAGGCCGTAGATAAATACGCTGAGGCCTTAGCAGAACACACATTTTTAGAGCATTATCGTAAAGTGGTATTAGCTAGATTGATGAAGAAGTATATGGTACAATCTAATGGTAAGGCATTAAGTGTGAATGCTCAAGAAAGGGAAGCACTAACTGATCCTGAATACACAGAGTTTTTAAAGAAGTTAAAAGAGGCAGAGAAAGAAAAAGTTTTCTGGCAATCACAATGGACTGTCTTTAAAACAGATTTTGAAGTATGGAAAACAAAGTCTATAAATCAGACAGTTGAGATGAAAGCATATGGAACGTAAATTTACTGTATACAAATACGAGTGTTGGTGGGAAGATGCTTCTAGCCATTCAGAATGGAAAGCAAGATCAGACGCAGCAAAAGATCCTTTAAGTATATGCTTCACAGAGGGTTATTTGATACACAAAGACAAAGACAGACACGTTTTTGTTATGTCATTTACGAGTGAGGATGTTGGAGATGAAATAGTTATACCTACTAGGAACATAAAAATAATACGCAAAGTAGGTGCGAAAACATTTTATCCAAAGGATTTTGATTATGGCTCGTACAAAAACTAAAAAGGAAAAAGAACATATGGACAAAGTAGCTAGGTTAGGCTGCATAATATGCAGAAAGGAAGGCAACCCTCTTGTTGCTGCAGAGCTACATCACATACGAGAGATGACAGGTATGGGCAGAAGAGCCAGTCATTTAGAAGTAATACCATTATGTCCTAAACATCATAGAACAGGCAAAGAATCTTTTCATTATTCATCTCGTAATTTTTCTAACAAATGGGGATCACAACGTGATTTACTTAATGAAACCTTACAGCTGTTAAAATCGGAGGACGAGTTATGGATATAGTTAAAAAATCAGGTGAAATACAGGAGTTGGATGTAGAAAAATTATATAGATCAATAAACAGATGTGTTAAAAATGACGAAATAACATGGAAAATAGTAAACAAAGTAAGGGACGAAATAAAACAAAGATACTTTGAGTTTTATCCTAATCATGAAAACATGAAAGACATGGTAGAAAAGTATCTTATCCTACACGAAAAAGATAAATTAGATCTGATCTAATTCAGCTAATATTATTGCTTTACCAATTTCATATACAATTTGTGGCACAATAGAGTTACCAAGAGCCTTCACTCTCTTGGCTCTATTTTTGTCCAATTTATAGGATACCCCATTAGGAACTCCACAAACTCTGGATTGAGTTTGCCACCAAGTTTCCTTGCTTTTGGATTCTCTTTGTCTATTTCCGTTGCTAGTTGTTTTTGATTGCATCCCCTGCGAGAATCTCTCGTGTTTGGTGTTGGATACATCTTCTTTTCTAAGTACAGCATTGCATCCGACAGCTTCGCTCCGTATGTTACATTCGGGTTGTTCTTCTTTCGCAGCACAAAACCCCCAGACTTTGTTTGCTCTACCCTGCTCGACTGTTCTCCCCCTTCCTCGCACCCTACTGTTGGAGTTGGCAAGAATCCAGACTCTTTTCCTGTGATGCCATGCACCTTTGCCTGAAGCTGGAACAATAAGACACCTGACTTCGAAACCTTCTTCTTCCAGATCATTTTGCACCTGTCTGAGTACCATGCCGTCTTGGATGTTAATAATACCTTCAACATTTTCCCCAATAAACCATCTGGGTTTACATTCTCTGATAACTCTAATAGTTTCATCCCAGAGATATCTGTCGTCATCTGTTCCTTTTCTTTTCCCTGCGACTGAGAATGGTTGACAGGGAAATCCTCCAGTAATGACATCTGTTTCATATCTATTTCCTTTGACATTTCTTATATCTCCTTCAATCGATATACCCTTAAAATTTTTTGCTAATACTTTTTGACAGAACTCATCCTTCTCAACAAATGCTATTGTTTCAAAATGTCCTGTAGATTCTAATGCTAAACTAAAACCACCAATACCACTAAATAAGTCTAACACTTTTAAAATCAATATCTTCTCCATATATCATTTAATTGGAACATGACTTCTCTATTGTTCTCAGGAGGATCACAAGCTCTTGCAAACTTAAGTGCTTCCTCTCTAGCATAGTCGTAGCTCTCACCTCGTTTCTTTATAGCCACTAACATCTTTACAAGTTGCTCATGTCTATCGCCTTTACTTGCACCATAATTAAATTTTCCGTTATAATCTACTACATATGTTTTTTCATAAGTTATCTCTGGTTTCTTTGGCCTTTGTAGAGAGAGTTTTTGTTTCAATTCTTGTTTTGTGTATGGTTGCATTTGTTGTAACTTTTGTATCTTTATGGGGTATTTGGCATTTTTGTTGTGAAAAAATCCAGCGACTCGCATAACCCTAGGCAAATCTTTTACTTTTGGATCTGAGTTATACTTATTTGCAAGTGCCTCTTGATACAAACTAAAACTTTCAAGTGGCATATCAGACACTAACCAATAACAATGGTATTTGTTTGGACTTGTATTAACAATCAAGTGAGGCTGTAATTCAAATTCAGTTGGCAAAGGGACTCCATCTAAATCAATAAACACAGCTCTCACTCGTTGTATGTGCTTAGTGGTTCTACCAAGGAGGTTAGTTTCGTTTACTGTAAAAAACACACCAGCACCCCTCATATTTAAATCTGCAATCTCATGAAAGTGTTGCTTTATTGGGCCATGAAACTGTTTTATGAGGGTTTTATCCCTGCCTTTGTCGCAAAATGTTTGGAAGGTATGTTGTTCACCAAACATTGACAGGAACTTAGAATAAGTTGCAAGTGAAGAATAAAATGGTTGAGTGTAAGGATCACTTCTCATCTGTTCCCCACCTTTTTTTTGCACCCTTCTTACCTGCTATAGATTTTCTTTTCCTATTAAATGCTTGTTCTTTTCTTTCCTCTTCTGCTTGTATGCAATGTATGTGATCATTTTCAATATAAAACATATGCTGTATGCGAGGCCATACTTTTTTTATTTTATCTAAACTACAGTTACACATTCTAGCTAAAATTTCATAATCAAAAGGAATGTTATAACCTACCCAACAATGACAATACAACAAAACATACGCACCCTGCTCCTCCAAAGACATCTTCAGTCTGCCTGGACTACTAACCCAGTCGGATGCGTAGAATTGAAACGCTGGACTCTGTTCTACATTTAAAGATTTACGCATTTATCTATCCACCACTTCTAAAATACCAAATCAACTAGGTGCTGTCAACATTATCTTGGAAGAAGTTGAAGATGAAGGTGAAGTTGAAGGTGAAGGTGAAGAGCTATCTTTTGCTATCGTTTTGCTAATAGCAAAAAAATGGCTGTGCTATAGCTGTGCTATGTGAGTGTGAGGCAGCAAGGAAGATAGACAAGGAGAAGCCACCCCACACTATTGTTTTTTAAGGTCAAAATTAAGATCAGGTCTTATGTATTCTAGTTTAAAATCTCCTAGCTGTGCTATTTGAAATGCACGAAACAATGGAATTACAGCCCATTTTGACACGGCTGGATGAGATATTTTTAACATTTTTGATAATTTCCTTCCACCATAAGTAGCTATAATTTCTTTTTTTCTATCTTTAGCTAACTCATATAGATCCATACAAAGAGTATAAAGTCTATTTACTAAAAGTAAATATTAAGTTATATTAGATAAATAATATAGGAGGTGGACAAATGTCTATTATTGCAACAGCAAACAATACAGAAAAATTTATTGGTGTATCAACAGGGGTACACAAAGCAAGATGTGTTAGGATGATTGATCTTGGCACACAAAGGAACGAATATCTTGGGGACGTATCTTTTAAAAGACAGATACTTGTAACTTGGGAAGTGCCAAGCGAACTTAGTAACAATGGTGAGCCATTGATGATAAGTAAATTTTATACTCTATCATTGCATGAGAAATCTAATCTTGGTAAAGATCTTACAGCATGGAGAGGTAGGGCATTTACAGAAACAGAAAAACAACAGTTTGATTTGACTGCTTTGTTGGGTGTACCTTGTATGCTTAATGTGGTTGAGGGGAAAAATGGCAATACAAAGGTAGGGTCTGTAATGCCTCTACCAAAAAACGATACATTAGAGCCACAGTTTCATGAAACCTTACAGTTTAGTATAGATGACTTTAGAGGTGGCCAAAATGAGGCCTTTATGGCTCTCTCAGAGGGTATTAGGAATATTATTCTTAGGTCAAAAGAGCTAGAGAATATGAATACTGATATGGGTGATGAGAATAATGGTGCTGATATAGGAGATGTACCCTTCTAATGAAGCTAACTAATCATGCAAAGCTACCAGAAACTATTGTACGAGCAATAGAGAATGATCCTTACAGTTCAGAAGGCTCTGACATATCTGTAACTAGACTTATAGCACCACCTAGAGTAAGGGTGTTAGAGCAAAGACATTGGGACGAATTAGAAGAAGATGTATCTGATAAAATATTTACACTTATCGGATCATCTGTGCATCATGTGATTGAACGAGCAGTATCAGAAAACGACATATCAGAACGCAGATTGTTTGTAGATATATACGACTGGAAGTTAAGTGGTCAGTTTGATTTACTTACAGAGTCTGGAGATCTTATAGATTTTAAAGTTACATCTGCATGGTCTGCACTTGAAGCTATGGAAAAAGGTAAGAGCGACTGGGAAAGACAGCTTAATGTATTAGACTGGCTAATAAGAAACAACGATCAAGAGCTAAGAAACAACAAAGGCAAAGAGCTTGAAGTAAAATCTATGTATATCATGGCTATTTTGCGTGATTGGTCAAAGATGAAAGTAATGACATCTGACAACTATCCACGAAAACAAGTCATAATGATTCCTATAAATAGATGGACACCACAAGAACAAGATAAATATGTAGAAGATAGAATCAAATTACATCAACTTGCAGAACACCAAGGTGATGATCTTATGGTATGTACTCCAGAAGAAAGATGGAGAAAAGAAACTACATATGCTGTTATGAAAAAAAATAGAAGGACAGCAGCTAGAGTCTTGTCTAGTAGAAAAGAAGCTATGAAATGGATAGAGGACAATCATTTAAAGTATAACGTAAACGCAACTGTTATAGAAAGAAAAGGCCAAGATGTTAAATGTGAAAATTATTGTAGAGTTAATAAATTCTGTAGTTATTATCAAAACACAGTTTTTTAAAGATAGATTGATCGGTAGTGCCACTCTCGTTTGCTTTCTTCGTTGTCAATCTATGGGTAAACTATAACACATGCCAAAGAAAATTGTAAGACCTTTTATTGCAACTAAAGATCCAATGGTAAGAGATATACTACACCGAATGTCTAACAGATCAGATGAGGGCCTTACTAAATACAAAATAGATATGGAGATGGCCAACAAACCTTTTAGCAAATGGATAGATGACGTGCAAGAAGAAGCATGGGATATGATTGTGTATTTAGAAAAAGTACGACAAGTTTTAAAAAAAGCTAAGATAATATAACTGTTGATTAATGTTGATAACTTGTGGTAAAGTTATTTTGTGAATAAAAGAGTCTTAATTATCAGCGACTTACATATTCCATATCATCATAAAGATGCCTTTGCATTTCTTAAAGAAGTAAAAAAAGAATACAAACCAGACTTTGTAGTTAACATAGGAGATCTACTTGATTTTCATGGAATGTCTATGCACGACCACGATCCTGATTTAGCATCTCCTGGTGATGAAATGACAATAGCTAGAGAATATGTCAAAGAGCTAGAATGGATTTTTCCTAAAGTTGTGGAGGTAGAATCTAACCACAGTTCTATGGTATATCGTAGGGCATTAAAATCTGGCATGAGTCGTCAGTTCCTAAAATCTTATGGTGAGTTTTTAGGCACAAAGAAATGGACATGGGTAGATGATCTTGTTCTTACATTGTCTAATGGTAGACGCTGTTTGTTTACACACGGCAAGGCTGCAGATGTGTTAAAGGTATCACAATCTATGGGTATGAATACAGTACAAGGCCACTATCACACTAAGTTCTTAATATCATGGTGGGCAAACCCAGACAATTTGTTTTGGGGTATGAACGTAGGATGTCTTATAAATCAAAAGAGCCTAGCATTTGCCTATGCTAAAAATTTTAAAACTAGATTCATACTAGGCTGTGGAATTATTATTGATGGTATTCCCAAACTATTGCCAATGGTCCTTGATGACAATGGCAACTGGATCAAAAAAATAGTTTAGATCCAATATAATAAATAAGAATAAGCTCCGAAGATTACAACTACATATAATTTTTGTATAACAGAAAAACCTTTCCATGCTGCTTTTACAGATTTCCAGAAATGTTTTTTAAGTGCATCTCCAATAACTTCTGCTGCATCTTCAGTAAAGTCTTTAAGCTCTTCTTTTATTTTTTCTTTATCTAAAGCCATGATACCTCCTTAATTTTTTAATGGGTTTTGTATTGTGATCTTAAACTCGTTAAGGCTAGATTCTAATACTGCTATTCTTTTTTCTAATACTGCTATTTCTTTCTGCATAGCCTTGACAGTTTTAGTATTAGTAGATTGTTCTAGTTCATCAAGTCTATTATTAAACACACCCCAAGCATAGAATCCTCCACCTATGGTAGTTACAATACCTACAAGGGCTATGTATTTTTTAAGTGTTTCAAATAAATCCATTATGCCTCCATCAACTTTATATATTTTTCTGCTAATTCTTTTTTGTTTTCCATTCTTATAAAACCTTTTACAATATTGTCAAGATCAGCTTCTGTATATCGATCCTTTACACCTGCATATTGTTGCACAACTTTTAAATATTGACCTGTGTCATTTTCACTTGGAGGTGCATATTGATTTATCATAGCTGCTAGATCACCATTAAATCTTCTTAGTTTAGTTGTAAGATCTAATTTTAATGCTCTTATGCCTAACTGTGGTGTTCTAAATTTTGCAAATCTTTTATTAGGACCGTAGCCTTCACCTTCTATTTCTCCATCAAATCCAATACCTGCTTCTATATTTCCAGGATTGTTAAATTCACTAATACTTGTGTCCACATCTTGTCCCAATAAAGTTTCCATCAGTAACCTCTTAGCTGTCTTAATTCTCTTTCAGCCATTTGTCTTTGTATTGTAGCATTTCTAAGTTTATTTTGATAATCCTTTACAGGGTCGTTCATAGATATAGCTACAAATTTACTATTATCATTATAAATCTTTTTACTGTACTCATCAAGTGTTCTAAGATCCTCGTAAGTATTACCTTCATATATCTTTCTATTGTCTGTGTAGCTTTTATTGTAGCTAGACAAATCAACTTGTTGTGCCTCTATGAGTTGCGCACCTATAATATTTGTAGCTGCAAGTTGTTTGTCTATAGCTTTTATTTTAACAGCTACCTGTGTCTGCACATCTTGTAAATCTACTGCCACTTGCTCGTTACCAGATGGTTCACTCGTAGGTTCTTCTTGAACTGTTTCCACAGAGGCACTTTCAGATTGTTCAGGTTGTTCTTCCATGAACTCTTCTGTTGCTGCAACAGTTTCTGTAGGTTTCTCTTCTGTAACTTCTGGCTCTTCTTCAACAATTTCTGGCCCTCCAAATACTTGTAGGATCTCTACTTCTTCAAATTCTTCTTCGAGTTCTTGTGTAGTAGATAATACCTCAACAAGCTCTTCTTCCTCTAATATTAACATAGGAAACTCTTCTATCAATACAGGTATAGGGACAAATTCTTCTATAATTTGTGGTTCAAATGTTGTTTCCCATTCTGTAAATTCTTCTATAACTTCTTGTATTTCTTCTATAGTTTCTTCTTCTATAATAGTGGGATCATAAGTCATGGTAAGTTTAGCTCCTAGTAAGTTAGGTCCACCCATATTTACAAAGCTACCTTCATCTACACCTTCCCATTCCCAGTAAAATTGATTGCTACCTGTGCCTGTGTAGCTAACAGAATCCTCATACTTAAAAGCATTTGCACCATATCCTGCATCATTGTTTCTAGTTTGATTTGTTATAGCCAGAGTATTACCTTCATCATCTAGTATCTTGACTGTAGTTGTGTAGGTATCACGTCCTTGCCTAGCTTGACCACATTGCCAAGCAGAACCCACCCACTCACAATTTTGCACAATAGTTGTA